CGATAATATGGCAACCTTGTCGGTAGTCATGTCAGAGATGAGCCAAAAGATGAAATGATTCTGCTTCTTTCCAAATGAGGTCTGCAAATAACAGGTACAACTCTCATATTGATCAACACTCATTCTGTTGCAAACTGCGTCATTCCTGGTGAATTGACTGGTTAAGAAAAAGAGAAACAAGAAGGGGAAAAAGGAAGGAAAGAACAAGGTATCATCCAAAGATTGCATTTTGAGAAGCATGTCTTCATCCAGGACTGCATTACTGGACATGGTTGTTCATAATACCATCCTCTTACGTGACTCCTTGCAGTTACAGAAGAAACGAGAAGAAGAAGAGATCAATCAAATCTCCAATTGCTCCAACACTCTACCAAATCCTGCCAATGGTGCATCAATGTGCATTGAGAAGCCAGCCTGGGTTGCCCTAGTGACCTTCCTTCAGTTGACTAATCCGCACTACAGCAGCACTCTCGAGAAAATGAAGGACATACGATCAGGTGTCATGGATATCTCTGAGGCATCCTGGATCATGAAAGAAGTTGGGAACCTGTTTGCAAAATATGGTGATATAGACGTGCAGATCTACATGATTAGAGGAGAACACATCCAGATTGGAGACTGCACAGTCATGGTTGGATACAGTCTTGCTCAGCCCTTTGGCCCTGATGTTCCTGTCTTTTGCTATTCATCAGAGATTATAACTGCATCAGCTCATGAGGAACGGATTCTTCAAGAGAAGATTTCATTCTCCAACTGCTCAGGGCTCACATGTATTAGGGCTGGAACTGATCTATGTCTTTACAGAGGGGTTAGGCATCTCAAAAAACCTATGTTCAGTGGACTTTTTGGAGGCCAAAAGACATCCTAATGGAGTGTGGAGGATCACTCACCTATCTCTCAGTTAACCCAATTCACTGTTCCTAGGTTCATCCAAGGTTGCTGGCTCAACCTATGAACCAATCCATTGCAAGAGTTAAGAAAAAGAGATACATTACTAAACCAAGATGTCATTACCTGAAAGCACATTATCAAGTGGGATACTAGACTACGACTTGAAGAGGTGGATTGCTGGAATTGAAGATGGTAGTGGGAAACTGTCAAGTCATGTCAAACAACTGACAAGAAGAGTTGGATTCCCTTCAACTCTCAGGTGTCATGAGAGCTCTGATTTTCCTCACCTCTCAACTCTCCAAATACCAACATCACACAAGTCACTTGCTCGAGCACTGCTCTCAGTACGAGAAACCGAAGGGACTCTGAAGGAAGGATGGATCAAGAGAGGGCACAATATTCCAATTGATGGGATGTTTAGCAAAGGGCTCAGTGGTTTGTCAGATCTCTCACCTATCACTCTTGTCTGGGACCAACGAAGGAGGTTCTGGGAAGGGTTGCTGAAGAGGATATTTGAATTACGGGCATCAAGCTGGTCCAATGAACATGAGTTTCTGGTGTTCTGTCCAACTGGAGCGGACAAAGTCTTGACAAACGGCGAGTACCTCATTCTCTCAAACCACAAAGAATCCATTGTTCTCTCATTCAATATGTTCCTCATGATGAAAGATCTGGTGTGGTCGTGGTTTTTGCTTCATCTAAACGATGACACAAGTCGATACTGCATGCTCTCCCACAACAATCTGGACTTCATTTTCAATTGGATGACAAAGAGTTTGGTCCTGTACTCAGACCACGCATATGATATCATCAAACTCATAGAGCCCCTCTGCAAGGCCAGAATCATCCAGATATCAGAGAGAATATTGGACAAAGATTCCTTTTGGAATTCAATGGTAAGTAAGGGAACAACAAAAGAATCTCGATTTCCCAAATATGATCAAGATGCCTCAATGGTTAGTGAATTAGCAAATTTCATTGGGAGCAAGACTGATCTCGATGAGTTGTCGGAAATCTTCGGATTGATCAAGCTCGCTGGACACCCTCATCTTGATGTGATAGGTGGAGTTGCCGATGTCTCAGAGACGGGGAAAGCCAAGCTCAACATCAGGCATGAAGTTGCATCACAGTTGGATCATAGTGCATGCCATGTGTACTTGAGAGGGTTCATCAGGAAGAACAAAAGATGGCCTCCTCTAGTATTTCTGAGGAAAGAATCTGATCGAGAGAGCAACCTAGAGAAATTATCAAGGTCATCACACTTGAACCTCCCCCTTGGGTTCACTCTGTATTCGGAATCTGACTGGGATGAATGTCTATTTGCCCCACACCTTGAGTTCAATCACTATGAGGATTACTTGCCATTGACAGTGGACAAATCGTTGTCGCTCAAGCGGAGTGAGTTTGATGCCACCTGGAATGGACGGTTGTCTTACAAGCCACCAAAGCCTTCAACATCTAGAAGGGTTCTAACTGAGATTTTAGCTCAAGACAATTTCTCAATCAAAGACATCTGTGATAAAGTCTCTACCAGAAGTATTCCTGATGACTGGAAGATTGTCTCTGTTTATCCGAAAGAGAGAGAGATGAAGAAGAAATCAAGACTTTTCTCAATGATGACCATACAGATGAGGTACTTCTTTGCCTCTCTTGAGCAAAATATAGCATCATCCATTTTCCAAAGTCTGCCAGAGCAAACTATGACTGATGACCGAATATCGGTTCTAGAGAGATTCTTTGGGATGACAGAGAAACGAGGAAAGAATGTAACCTCACATATTGAGATTGACTTTTCAGCTTGGAACACACACTGGAAGCCACAGACATACACACCTATTGGGGCTCGCATTGACCAAATGTTTGGTACAAGGGGTTATTTCACCTATATTCATGAGTTCTTTGAGTCATCTCTGTTTAACGTCAAGGTTCCAGAGTTAATTCCGCAAGGCTTGACCAAGTCCAACCGACTAGACCCTCCGGAAGGGCC